TCCTGCCGTATAGATGCATACCACGAACAATGTCAGCAAAGCTGTCAGGGTCTCGGTATGATTCAGTCTTATTAATTTGCTCAGCAGTTGCTACAGCAGAATCATGACCAGCAACAATCATGCCAAAGTTAGCATTTTGATTAGCCGTACCTGATGTACCTGGGCCAGTACCTACCGCTGGTAGATTACTAGATGTGTACATACGGAAACCGTGGAAATTGTTGATGACAAGACCATTACGAAGTCCACCTGCTTCACCGAAATCGGCATTCATGAAACGTGAATCTTCATCACGCAAGATTTCCATAAATACTGGATCGACAACCAGCCAACGACCTTGTGTATCAACTTGCTGTTGATCAAGGAGGCGAGCCATACGAGCAACAACCATTGCTGGTGAAGCCGTAGCTGTTGGAAGTGACGTAGCACCAGGCATACGAGCTGTCAAGGGAATAGAATGCGCCCCTGCAGAAGTAGTTGTGATGTTACCAAAGTCACCCTTGTCTAGCTTCATGCTTGCAAGTAATTCGTCTGAACCAGCAGTTGTTACAGCAGCAGTACCATTTGTGGTAGTGTTGGCAGTATCAGCTTGTGCATGTAGAGCAGATTGCTTGAAACCTGAAAGATAGCCAAGTACGTCTTGGTCATATTGATCTGATAAACGATAAGCAGCACGATCTGTTGCAAGCTGCATGAAATTCACATGTGAGTGAGCTTCTTCAATATCGTCCATCTTAAAAGCAAAATAGTTAGCTTTATCAATGGTTAAGGAGAAATCTTCATCGTCAAGGTCTTGCGCTGTGACTTGTGTGCCACGAGTGTAAGCCTGAACAGAAATCTCAGGTTCTTTGATAATTTGGACTGTATCACCTTGTGCGGCAATCTCCCCAAAATAATCGCTATTCGTTATGTCTCCTACTACAGTACTCTTGCGGAAAGCAAGTTGTACTTTTTTGGAATAAATTACGGGGCTAAAATTACCGTTTGGTAAATTACCATATCCCGATGCGGATGAAAAAGCCATGTTGAATCCTCCTGATATTTGGCTTTGTGGCAAAGCTAACACCTAAAAGAGGCTGTAGTTTTTCTAGGGTGCAAATGTTTATATATTCAATGATCAATCAAATATGACAAACAAATGGGCCTGTACTTTAACAGGTAGTTCTTATTAGTTTAGACTTTTGAAAATTAGGTAAGTATAAAAGGTAGTCTTTCGAGGCTTTTATACTTGTAACCCTAGTTATACTGTTGTTTTATTATTTGTCAACAGTTATCTGGCTTTACCAGACATATCATAAACAAATTTACCAGAGCGTATTGCTTTGTTAATTTCTTCTGATCTCTCTTCAAACTCTTGGGCGGTCATTTTAGCTACCTGTGACTCAAGAATTGAATTATTAGCATCTTCTACATCTACTTGTGTTTTACTACGTTTAGTAACAGTAGAAGCTGCTGCTTTTCTTTTTGTTTTCTTATCACTGCTTGTAAGACCATTATCAATCTTATACAAATCAATGACACGTACTACAGAGGCTGGATCATCTGAGTTTTCATACAGTGCATCTCGAATCCATTTAGGCTGTTCATCTGCCCAATTATGAAACTCATCTGCTTCCCGTAGTTCATCAAAGTCTGCATGAGTTTCTTTAATTTTATTTTCAGCTTTAACTCTTGTAACTTCTGTCTGTGCATCGTCTAGTTCTTGTAGACGTATATCTGCTTTAGCAAACATTTCTTGAGCTTTTTTAGCTGCAATAGTTTCTACAATACCTGCCACATCTGGATGTTCTTTTGCCCACTCATTTATGTCTTCATCTGACTTAGGTGGTACAATGCCTTCTCTAGCAGACCTGTTTTGAAGAGCTTCTAGTTTTTCTTCCCACTCTTTTTCTTTTTTCTGTATGTGTCGTCTTAAATCACCATATCGTTTTTTAAATGATTTTTCTTCTCCAGATAACGCTTTTTCTTCATCTTCTGAATTGGCCTCTGTTTCTTCAGTGGTTTCTTCTTGCTGCTCTTCTGACTCTGTTTCTCCAGTTTGTTCAGCTTCAAGGCGTTTAATCTCCTCTTCTTCTTCTTCTAAGCGTTTGCGTTTAAGTTCGTAGTTATAACCTCTATCTACAAATCCTACTGTCTTCGTTGGTTTTACTTCTGCTAGTTCTGGCATTTTATTTCCTTATGTTGGGGTCAGCCGTAGCTGAGTAGCCTTATTTGCCTTTAGTCTTCTTCTTCTTCTTCTTTTTAGATGTCATTAAGCCACCTTTATTCATTACGCCTGAGTAATCACCCCCTCCTGTAGTTGCACCTACATTTGAACCTGCAATCATCCCTGATCCAGATAGGTTATATTTTGTATTTCCAGCACCTTTTAAATTATCAACGTCTGTACCGTAGCTTTTAGCAGTTTTTTCTGCAGCTGCCTGACTAGAAGCAGTACCTTGTGAAGCAGAACCAACTTTAGCTTTTTGTGCAGCAGTTAAGGATGCAAACTTTTTTTGTGCAAAACTAGGTTCATTTTTAACTGTAGTTTCAGTTTTAGTTTCAGTTTTAGTTGTAGATTTACTACCTAAGTTTGAATTATATTTTATTTGTTTACGAGTAAATAGATCATCAAAATTTGGTTGTCCATTTTCATCTTTATTATATTGATAACCATCCCTATTTAAAACAACTGTAGCTTCTTTTTGTCCACTCATTAAACCTAAATAACTACCAAGCTGTAAAAGTCCACCTCCTCTTTTAAGAAGATTGTCTATTTTTTCTTCAATACCTTTAGTAGGTAATCCCTGAGCTTTTGCTAAGATTGCTGCTACAGATAATTCAGATATTCCTTTGCCTATTTTAAACTTAGTACCAATACCTAGAGCAATACCTAATCCAGGTGCGCCTAATGCAACAGCCCCTCCTGCAACAGTTTTTGCTGCACCTTCTATATTATCAAGGTCATTATAAATTTTATTAGCATACTCATTAGGTTTAGACCAGTCTACGTCTTTACCATAGTCTTCATCTACAGCAGGACTACTACCACCTGGAGTACCACCACTACCACCTTTACGACCACCACTTGATCCCTGTGTCACAGTTGGTTTTGTAATTGTATAACCTTGAGCTATTAAATTATCATGCTCCATTTGTTGATCAGGTAAATTAACAATTTTAACTATAAGACCATCAGGGCTATAAAGAGTAACTGCAGTTTGTACAGTTTTATCTACTATTGCAGGGGTGGGTTTTGTACTAAAAGAACCATCTACAACGGTAGGGCCAACAGAGCCAGGTGTAAAATTAAGACCTGATACATCAGTACCATTAAAAGCACCCATAGCCATAGGTTGTTTATACATAGTTTGTTGTTGTTGATAAGGGTCAGTATTACGTTGCTGCATATTATTAGGTTCTTCTACAAAACCACCCACAGCCATCATCATAGACTGTATCTCATTCATCTCACCTTGGTTAAGACCACCTGACATTTGTTGCTGTGGTTGAGTTGGAACAGTGTTGTAAGGAGTAGGGGGTTGCTGCATACCAGCTTTAGGTCCACCAACAGGAACGGGTTCACCACCTATTCTACCATTAGCTTCCATGCTTTGCAAGCCACTTTTTGCTTTATTTCGTATATCTTCAAAATGTTTTACTCCGTAGTACCTAACGACATCAGCAGGAACTACATACTCACCTTCAGATAACTGTGCAGGTATATCATCTCGTACCTCTTCAGCCATAGAGCCATTAGGTACAGGGTTACCTGACACTGGGTCTCGTTTCATACCATCGTCTTTTAAACCACCTTGTTGCATAAAAGCCATTTCTGTTTGTTCGTTCATTGTTAAGCCTCCTTGGGCAAATTGTCTTGGTTTTTCTACTTTGTAGTTAGTAATTAACTCTGAAATATCTATAATTATACCCATCTTATCTGTTTCAGTATTAATAGTATCTTTTAATATATCTGGTACAAAATCTGGTATTTGGCTTTTGTATGGTAACTCAGCATCCATTATTTTAACTGGGTAATTAGCCGCTAATTCACGTAAAGATTTTTCTAAGTCAGTAACATAAGTCCTGTAGAATCTATCGCCCTTATCTTCAGAAAGTGTTCTGCCCCTAGCCTCAGCAATTTTTCCAGCGGGAGGTATAACTATATAATTGACTTCTGACTGTGCTGCCTTAGCTATAAGTAATTTTAAAGCTTCGTCTACAGCTTGTTTATTTTTTCTTATTGGAGGAAGACCATAATATGAGTTTAAATCAACCTCAAAGTTTTTTTCCGTATTGCTAACAGGTTTTACAAAACCTTTTGTTAAAAGATCAGACTGAATTTCTTCAACAAGGAGATAATTCTCTCCTTTTATAGCTAATAAAAAATCTGTATCTTCAATGTCTTGGGGGTCAATTATAGAGCCTCTTACATGAACAATAGAGTTGTCTTTGTAATGTTGATCAGTACCTTTAAATTTTCTACCTGGAGAACCAATACTAGTATTTATTGGTATGTCAAAATATTCTAACTCTTCTCCACCAATAAATCCAGCACCAATATCCTGTCTTTGATTTGATTCAAATTGTTTTATTTTTTCAGGTGAAATATCTGCAAAAGAACTAAAAGTACTTTTTACAATTTTTGAGTACCCTAAAGTATCTAAAAGTTCTTCTTTAGTGTATCTTTTCTGAGGGTCTATAATGCCCTCTTGCAAAGAAGTTTCAGGTATAGAGTCATTTTTTTTAATTAAAGTAAGAAACTCAGAACCTAAAAGACCTTTTTTAGGTATGCTTACAGTTTCCGCAAACTCTAAGATAGGCTCACGAAATATTATAAAGTTTGTATTAAGAAGGTCTAAGTATTCTTGCGGAGGACCATCAGGGCTATAAACAAAAGGCTCAGAACGTGGATTATAAGTTGGTGGATTAGAACCTGTAAAAGTCTTCCTTACAGTAGGCATAAGGCTTTCTGTTTGCTCTGCAAGAGAACCAGGAGTACTACTTGCATTTGCCGTAACTGGTACAAGTTCTGGTTCTGGAGTCATTAATGCTTTAAGAGTTTTTGCATCTGGAATTAAACTATCTATTGCATTTTTACCTGCAGCACCTAAACCAGTAAAATTTAAAAGGTCAGAAAAAATAATTTCAGGCTCATTAGATAAAGTTGTTAAAAAGTTTTCACCATACTGTTCTTTTTTTAATGCAAAAAAATCATCTAAGGGTTTTTCAATTTCCTTAACTTTGTTTTCAATCTCACCTGTTTTAGAATTAGTTTCAAAAACGTGATCAAAATTACCCGTTGACCTTAGTAATCGAGATTTTATAGCTGCAAGAAAAGGTACATCTTTTGGATTCCAAATAATATTTGCAACAGTTTCAGCACCTTTAACTAAAATATTAGGGTCTTCATAAACTTTTTTACCCAGTCCAGCAACACCTTCAACTCCACTTTTAACCACAGAGGGAACAGTATTAATTGCTTGTGTAATTGCTTGTCCAGCAGTTGGGTCTTCTAAATCCTCTGGGTCTTCTATTGATGTATTAATATTCGCCTGTCCCGTTAAAGATTTATTTAAAGGATCAAAAAAACCACCAAAAGCTTTTTCTGTTTGACTAGCCATTAACTTTTTCTCTCAATCTTCCTAGTTCACGTAAGGTACGTACTACACCCTGTAGCCTAAACATCTCATCAGGTTCTCTAGTTTGTTCTAGTGCAATCTGAGCAAACATTATTCGTTCATCTATTTCTGCCAAGAATGGAAGATACAAATCTGGATTATTTACAAAAGGCTTAAGATTATTATTTACCACCAGTTTCATTACCCCTGTGGTCCAGTGTTACCTGAGAAGCCCTGTTCTCCTGGTGTAGGGGCTGTTCCAGTTCCTATAGTACCACCCCCTGCGCCAGACGTATCCTGCACCTGAGCACCCGCAGGTGCGCCCTGTGTGGGTGGTGGGCCAGGAACACCTGGTTGTGGCTCTGGAGGATTAGCTTCTTGAAACTTTTTAAGTATCTCTGCTTGTACTGCAGCCTGTGCCATATTGTTCCCAACCTTATCTGGGTCAAGGTCCATAGACTTAGCAATCTCACGTACAATATAATCCATCCTAGCAAAGGGAGCTAGAGCAGGGTTTTGTACAACTTGTAAGAACTGCATTAGACGTTGGCTACGTACTTCATTAGCCATCAGGCTTTCTGTACCACGAGCCTTAACCTCTAAGTCACCTTTAATATCTGCATCAAAGTTAAACTGCATATTAAAGTTAAAGAAAGCTTTACCTAGTGGGGCTAGTAAGTAGTCATCAATGTTCTTAACTACATTACGTATGCTACCATTAGCAGCAGACATAAGCATAGAGATACCAGAGGCAGTACGTCCTACACCAGATACACCTGTCTGACCGTGAGCAAAGGATGGAAACCCAGTAGACTCATCTGAGAGTACCCTTGCCTTGTCAAACATCTGCATGTTTTCGTTACTTACGTTGGGGAACTTAGTGCCAAAGATAGCTTGTCCAGGTGCACCCCCTTGCCTACGAAAGACTTTACCAGGATACACAGATAGGTCTTGTCCTGGGACTAAGTTAGTCTCATCAATCTCAATCAATAAGTTACCTGACAGTGCAGCATTATCTACAGCCATACGCATAAACCCATTCATTAGTGTTTGGGTATCATCCATATTTTCTGCAATCCCTACACCAAAGATACTGTAAGGGTTCATCTCAAAGGGAGAAGCAAAGTATGGAATGTATGCAGGAGTAAACGGATTCATCACAAGACGTAATACTTGACCATTACAAATCCAAGCATTAACACTAACTTGTTCAGCATCTTTTATTTCTTTTGGAATATCTATGTCTTGTTGCTCTAACATTTCTGTGTCAACAAAACCCCAGAACTCAAGTACCTCAAAGCGTTCTACGCTGTACTCTTCTGAGTCATCCTCCATAATGTGTTCCCACCATTCTTTCTGGTAGGACTCACCTAAGCCTAATGCATTATTAATTGCATTCTCACGAAAGTAAGGACGGTTCTTTAATCCACGTAGCTGTGAACGTGACATCTTGTGACGCTCAATAATATACTCAGCTTCTTCCATTGTAGATGCATCTGGGTCAGGATAGAAGTTCCATATAGATACACTAGTTGTTTGTGGAATTGTTTTAAAGGTAGGAGTGTAATTACCTTCTTCATCCCAATTAGGATACTCTTTGTCTACAGCAAACGGACCTTTCATAATACCTGTACCAAACAAAGCAGTCTCAAACGCAGCAGCACGTAAATGCTTCTTAGCATGAGACTCTTCTAGTTGGTCATGTATTTTCTTTTCCATTTTCTTTGCTGCAACATCAGCAGGGTGAAACTGAGGAGAGGTAGGTGTCTTAGCTGGACCAGACTGTAGTTTATCTATAACTGGTTCTAGTGGTGCTTTTAGACCACTAAGACGTTCTTTAAAATCTTGGTATGTTTCACCAGGAAGTAGCTCACCCATTTCTTCTTGAGCTTTTTGTGCTTGTGGATTAGTCTCAAAGTTAACTGTCTCTTCTACATTGTCTGGTAGGACTGTAGGATCAATAGTAATAGGAAACTTGTTGCCACCAAAGAGTACTTCAGCAATCTGACCATAAGCAGCTAGTACCTTAGTCTTAGTTACCTTAACAAATATCTTAGATTTTTCTGTGGAAGTAAATTGAACATCTGGTCCATATAAACCACGATAGTTTCTATAAGCTTGTACCCAGCGTTCTTCATCCATACGTCTGGAAGTCTCAGCCTTAGAGTATCTCTCTTTTACAAAACTTACAATTTGTCCTGCTTTCGGATCAGAGTACTCTTCTTTTGCTACATCATCAATGGCAGAAGTTTCCTCCATGTCCATGATCATGTCTTCAAAGTCTTCTTTCATAATATATCCTTAATATCCGAATGTCGAATCTGACATCTGAAACCCTGAACCGTGGTTGTTAGGGTCAAAATCAAATAGGCTGCTGCGTGGTCTTGTCATTATACCATAGCGTAGTGCATCGTACAAGTGATCTTCTGCGTGTGTGTCTACATCTTCTGGGTTGTTTTTATCTAAAGGTATGGAAGGTATTTGAGATACAGTGTTAATACAACTACTAAAAAATACTAACCTTGGTTCCTCTGTAAACTCGTCTACCTGCAGTCTTCTGTGTAATTCGTTCTTACCTGCTATACGAGAACCTCTTGATCTGTCAGAAGGCCTCCAGCGACACCCTTTCATAATCATTTGCTCTGCTAGGCTAGGCCCAGTGTCTCCACGATTATGCCATAAAGATGAGTCAAGAACTCCGTACCTTATTTTTTCTCCCTCTTCTACTTCTAAGATCATGTCTGCTAAGTCTGTTGCAGTTACCTTAGTTACATACATCTCTCTGTAAATAATTAGTTGTTCTGAGGGTGATATTGCAAACCATACTACTCCTGTGTGAGAGCCATATCCATAGTCACATGCTCTAAACTTAGCCCAGCTTGAAGGAATATCGAAGGGTTCTACCACATGAATTTTACGGTTAAACTCAGGGAAGGCTGCTCCCTCATTAATATCCCAGTCTCCCTCCAGTAGTTGTCTACGTTGGTGCTCAGGCAGAGATAAAAGATTAGCTTCATACATACCATCATCAGAAAGGTAAGGATTATCAAAAAGTGTTGCAGGTATAAATTTACGTTTAAAGAGTGGTTCACCTGCTCGGCTGTGACCTTTAGGCCAACTTAACTCTTCTCCACTATCTATATCTGTAGCCCAGTAAGACTTGTTGTGTTCAGCAGGGTCAATAAAAGTTTTCTTAACCCATTGATGTCCTGGACCTCCAGGGTTACTTGTGGCTCTCATGTAGAGAGGTAGTCCACTATCTTTGTTAGAACGTAAGCGAGACCTCATGTAGTTCCAAGGGTATGGTGTAGGCCATTGAGTTAGCTCATCAAACCCTATCCAATTAAAAGCCTGTCCTTGGTATCTCATAACGTCATCATCACGATCAAGATATGACATCCAAAGAGTTGCACCTGATGGAGCTATCCAAGTCTTATCTCTTTCCATAAACTTAATTCCAGGAATAGCTTTAGGGTAAAGCTGTTTGGAAACTGAGATAAGTTCTCTTAGTTCTTCTGTACTACGTCTAACAAGTAGCATACTTGCATCAGGGTTATTTAAATATCTAACAGGATCAGCAACTAAACTGTAGCTCTTACCACCTCCTGCTGATCCACCATAAAGCACTTCTTGTTCTGTAGAGGCTAGAAAAGCTGTCTGTGGTCCAGGATTAGGCTCAAAGATAACATCTCTAATTACTTTCTGTGCAACCTCTATATCAACAGGAGCAGGTTTAGATACTGCTGGTACTTTCCTTACTACATTACTTGATTCTAGCTTCGATTTTTTCTGCTTTCTCAAGGGCTTCTTTGTAACGCTGGGCAAGGTAGCGTTGGTTTGAAGCTTCTCTCTTACGCTTTTGGTCAAGTTTAACTCTTTTATATAAGCCCACGTGTGAAATATATCTATCTGATTGAGTACTGAGCCAATTAGCTACATCACGGTAACTGTACTGTTTAAGGTACTTCTTAGCTTGTTCGTATAGTTCTAACTCATCTTCAATCGGTAAGAGTATATCATCATCTTCTGGGTCTTGCTCGTATCCAAACGGTATGTGTCTTCCTATTCTTACTACAGGAGTCCAAACATAACCATCATCTATTTTATCAGGAGCTGGAAGTGTCCATTCTTTTTTAATCTTCATTTGCTTTTGGAGGTAAGATGAATAAAGGGCTTTCAGTTTTTACTTCGACTTTTTCAGTCTTAACAAAACCAGCTCTGTCAAGAAGGTCTTTAGCTGCTGCCATTTTTTCTTTATTACCTAAGTCTGTAGGATTGTTTAATACTTCCATCAAGGACCAAGCTGCTTGTGGTCCACGAGTAGATATAAACTTTTTAGTTAACTCTGCAACTTCATCTTGCAAAGCATTTAGAACAGTTGTAGAAGATACACCATGAGCATATTCAGCAATCTTAAGTGCTTTTACTGGATTACCCTGTGCTTCTTCAAACAACACATCTAAAAATTTCTGTTGTTTTTCCGTAAGATTACGAGTCATGATGTTACTTTCCTGTAGGGTCTGGTTTTTTTTGCGACTTTTTTAGGTTGAGCCACATGCTGCTTACCTGCCTTAGTGCCTTGTCGTTTAGCTCTGGTTGTAGCGGCATACTCAGCAGGAGTAAGAGACTTGATAGCCTTAGCAGGTAGATAACGCTCACCAGTTTTAGCACTAGGCTTGCCACTCTTAGTACGCCACTTTTGTTTGGACCATGATTTTAAACTTTTTTGTGATTTAGCTAAAGCCATACTAACAGCAATCACACCCTTCGTGACACTTCTTATTTACCAAAGCGCACCACAGTCTTTTAAAATATTTTCTCATTTGTAACCACCACCCTTTGCTTTATACTTTTTAGCTACCATCTGAGCTTTACGTGCAGACCACTGACCAGGTTTACCACCTGAAGAGCCAGCCTTTACAGAAGCTACAAGAGATTTACGCATACCAGGCTTAGTATAATTACCTGCTGCATTGACGGTAGATTTTGCTTTCGATTTCACCACGGGTAACCCCTATATCTTTTAATTGATTGTCTGACATATTCTGTAGCTGCCAGTGAGCTACTCTTTTTTCTTGGCTGATTTGAATCATTTTAATTAATTTTCTAAACATGCACTGTCTCCTTGTTGTTGTGCTGGAGATAGTTTTACACATTTTAGTCTAAATTAAAA